TATCCCCTGATTCATAATCTACTTTATTTGGTATTTCTAATTTAATAGCATCTTCCATTATCTTAACTATTTGTTCTGCATGTTCTGGTGATTCTACTGATATATCTACTTCATCATGTATTTGTATGTGAGGTATAATTCCATTTTCATATAATCTTATTAAAGATTGTTTAGTCATATCAGCTGCAGATCCTTGTATTAATCTGTTTAATGCTTTGTATGTGAAAGCTCTTTTAATTCCAGGACCATATTCTTTTATGGCATCAGCATGTTTTTTTGGTGTGCCTGCCCCAAATGTAGTTGGTTCCCAAAGATCAAAGTGACAAAGTCTTCCACCTAAAGTTCTTATCTTTCCAGATTCATCTGCTCTTCTTGATACTGCTTGCATTAACTGTTTAATAAATGGTGCTTTAGCATGATACTGTGCAATCAATTTTTCTGCTGCTTCTTTCATTAAACCTAATTCAGCCATTAATTTATTTTTACCCATACCATACATTAATCCAAGATTAATTGTTTTAGCTTGAGATCTTTCAATACCAGCCATCTTTGCAACAGCACTATGGAAATCTGCTTCACCTGATTTATATGCATTAGCAATTTCATCTATACCATCTAACTTTTGTAATTTAGCATAATGAACTAATATTCTTGGTTCTTGTTGTGAATAGTCAAATACTCCCCACTTACAGTTTTCTTCTGGAATAAATATAGATCTAATCATAGGACCTAATTCTTTATGTCTAGCAGGTATCTGTTGTAGATTAGGATTAGACATTGAGAATCTTCCTGTAACAGTTCCACCATCATCAGATCTAATTTGATTTATATCTGCGTGTATTCTTCCTTTAACTGAATGTTTAGTTATCGTATCAATAAAAGTTGTGTGTGATTTATTAATCTCTCTTGCATTTGCAATATCTTGTGCAACTTCATGAGGATGATTAGATAAAAAGTTTTTGGTAAAACTTGGAGCTCCAGTTTTTTCTGTTCTATCGTATGGTAATTTTAAAACATCAAATACTTTTGCAATAGAAGCCGCAGCCCATAATTCTACAGAAACTCCAGTTAAGTTTTTGATTTTATTAACTATTTTATTTTCTTCATTAACTAAATATTTTTTAATTTTCTCTGCTTTTTCAACATCAACTCTTACACCTTTGAATCTCATATCAACAAGACAAGGAAATAATTTTGTTTCTGTATCAAATATAGTCCAAAGATCTTGATCATCTAATTCAACTTTCATTCTGTGCCAAAGTTTTAAAGTTGATTCAGCATCTCTTTCTGCATATTGACCAACAAACATAGATGGAAGTTTCCACATATCTTTCTTGGCATCTATTCCATATTCTTTTGCTGCTGCTTGTAATACTGCTTCATCTTTACCTATCCCTGCATATTCTTTTGCAAGTGTATCTAATCTATAACTTAATCTATTTTCATTTACTAATGATGCTGCAATCATTGTATCTACAATTTTAGTTGGCATCTTTAATCCTGCTGATCTTAACCAACACACATCATACATTGCATTATGAAATACAAATCTTGAATCTTGTTTAAATAAATCTTGTAACCAATTTAAAACTAATTTCTTATCCATATTACCACCACCCTCATGTGCTATTGGATAATAAGCTGACCACCCTTCTACAGCTACTGCTATACCTACAATCTTACCACGACCAACAACGTTCCCCGATCCTAGTTCAAGTAAATCTGGATCACATGTTTCTAAATCTATTGCTATTTCTTTATGACCACGTAAATCTTTTAGTTCTTCAGGTACCACCCATTCTGTTTGTGGTGTAAACAATATCTGCTGGAATGTTCTTGTCATGAGTAATCTCTTTCTAATATCATTTCTAAATAATGAATTGCTTTTAATATATCTTCTTTTTTTCCTTTCAACTTATGTCTACAGATATACTTTATTGCATTACCTTCTGCAAACGGTAATTGATTTTCGTTAATAAAAACAGATGGTTGGATTTTCATTACTTTGTAATGTTTTCCACCCACCTGTTTAAAAAATGTTTTATTTGTCATTTATTTCTTTAATAACTTCAGACAAAGAAGCTAAAACTTCTTTTGCTGTACCATTACAAGTCATTAATTTTTTATTTACACTGTAAATAATAAAATAATGATTTTCTTTTTCTTTATCTATTTGTTCTATTTTTATCATATAGTATATGCTTTGTTGAAATCTCGAGGATCTACAATATGCAATTCTTTTTTAGCTCTTGTAAAAGCTGTATAGAATAACCTATGTAAATCATCTGGATCCTCATCTCCTTGTTTAATTGCTGCTGTTGTAAGATCTAACAAAACTAAAACTTTTTCACGCTCGCCACCTTTAGCGCCATGAATAGTTGACATAAGAATTCTTGGAGTTTTATTTATCTTCTCACCATTAGCTCTCATGTTACGAATATAGTTCTCTGTAATCGTATCAACACCTTCAAATGATTCATACCATACTTTATCAGTAAGTAAACCATGATTTTGTTTACAATCATTAATTGTGTATTTTTCTTCTGCTTTTAATGTTTTAGCATCTCTATAGCCAGGAGTTATACTAGCACCTAAATATTTATATATGTTTTTAATTTGTAGATAATTTAAAGGCATATTATTTCTAAAATCTTCCCAATTACTTAATGCTAATAATAATTCTAATGAAATAGAGTTCATTCCTTTATATTGATAATACCAACCTTGTAATTCACATAGTTCTTTAACATCATTTAAAAAATGATTAGCAGAAGCTAATACAAGCCATTCTCCTTGTGACATATCAACTTGTGTAATATCTGTGTAATACCTTAATAAACCTGTTTCTTGGCGTGGATTATAGGTTTTTTCATATCTATTTGTAACTTTAGATATAATCTTTTGCGATAATTCGTGTATAGGACCACCAGGAATACGATAAGATTGGTTAAGTGTCTTGATCTCATCCACCTCATCTTTCAATGCTATAAAGTGATCTATATCGGCTCCAGCCCATTTAAATATAGCTTGATCATCATCCCCTGCAATATAAGTTTTTTCTGCTTTAGACCATATGTTTCTAACCATTTCCCATTGTAAATGAGATAAATCCTGTGCTTCATCTATAAACAATACCTTAAATCTTGGCGCTATATCTTGTTCAATGAATTGTTCTAATAGATCTGTAAAATCTTTTAATCCTTTTTCTGCTTTATATTTTTTAAGTTCCTGATCTAATAAAAACAATGTATCTCTTTCTATATCTAATAAGTTTCTTCTTGAATCATAGTACTCAAGTAAATCCATTCTTTTAACCCTAGCTGTATTAATGATTGTTAAGTATTCATTATTTGAATTAAATACTCCATCATCATCAGAATAAGATGCAGTTTTGATTGGTAGATTACACCTTAATCCAAATTCTCTGTAATCATCAATACCCATCATCTTATCTTTGGTAATACCTAACATTCTAAAAGCTAAAGAATGAAGTGTTCTAAAATAAATCAAATCATGTTCCGCGCTCAATCCAAATTTTTCAGATGCTCGCGTTGCAGCTTCTTTTGCTGCTTTCTTTGTAAAGGAGAAGTAACCAATTTCTTTTGGTCTAATCCCTTGTTTTATGAATTCGTCCACCAAGTTTAACAACGTTGTTGTTTTTCCTGTCCCAGGCGGACCTAGAATTATAGTTTTCATATTTCCTCTTCATTACGTTTAGTTCAAACCTTAACTTCTTTATCTCTTCTAATGCCAATGTGTATTTTAAATACCAATTAATACCTATCTTCATTAGAAATGTTGTTCCTGATATTTAACTTGAGATATAGAAGCATCTAGTTTTTTCATAGTTTTAATCTTAACTAATCTTGGTTCTTGACCTTTAATCTTCATTCTAACTTCTTCTACAAATATAGTTTTTAATTGTTTAATTAAATTACCTGTCTTTGTTTTATCCATTTCCCAATGATTCTTCTTACAAAAATTAAAGAAGTCTTCCATTCTAAAATATGTAAATTCTCTTTTATCATCTGTAAAAGGAAGTTTATTAAACACATCATCAAGTGTTCTTGCATTCTGTCTATTCGTAGTCCAATCCTGTAATAAAGATATTATTTGATTTTGTGGATCCAAAGATTCTAATGGTTCTACTGTTTGTAAATTATCCATTAATGGTTTTAAATAAAACTCTCTCCAATCTTTTTCTTTTAGTTTAGGTACTAATAAATCTGCTTTCTCTAACATAGCTAAAGAAAATAATGCAGGACTTGCTAATTGTTCTGCTTTTAATTCAACTCTCTTTTGAGTTTCACCTTCTCCTATATTTAAAAAGTATTGAGGAGGATTAGAGTTATACTTTGTTAAGTTTCCTAATACCGGCATTACTTCTTCATCTCCACCACCTACTCCAAATTTTTTTGTTCTACATAAAGATGGATTACAAACATCTACAATTGGGGGGAGCTTACATCTATATTTATCATAACCTTTTTTACCAACAGATTTTAATAGTTGTTGAACTTCACTATTACTTAAAGGTTTTGTCATTAAATTAAGATTAGCTGCGACAACTTTATCCTGCCAATTATCTGGATTTGATTGCTTAAAAAATATGGCAATATTAAATAAAGCGTTGTTCCTAGATCCTTCGCTAAAGCCATCGCGTGCTAATCTATTTAAACATGGAGGACCATCTTTAAATACTTCTTCTATCTTCTCTTCTTTGATTTCGATTTTTTCAACTTCTTCTTTGCTTTGCGCGTAAACATCATAGAGCTTATAAAATTCCTCAAGTGACATAGCGGCGCCATTATCGTCGAACGCATATCTTAATCCTTTCGTTTGGTTATGGTAGGGTAAGTTTAAAAAGTTACCTGTGTCCCCACGTTCCACAAGTATTTCCGTTTGTTTTGGAAATATCTCTACACCTTGAAATCCTAATTTATCTGCTATCTTTTTTAATGTTGTCTGCATCAAAGATGCAGGAATGAATTCTTTTGTAAATAAAAATATATGTGCTCCACCAGATTTAGATCTGAATACTATTAAAGGTAATTTTAAATTTCTTATCTTATTTATTATATCAACATGATTAAGATTATACTGATCAACATCAATACAGCCCCACTTACAGTTGTTATCTTCATTGATAGGGATAATACCAAGAGCAGGATCGATCCCGTTAAGATGGTCTTCCCAAAGTTTATCCGTAACTTCTTTTCTAACAATATACGCTTTGCCTTTTTGTTTCCCGTTTTCACCACGTTCTCCTTTTTGATACTGACCATAAGCTGTTTGAAAGCCAGTAAATATTTGCTTAAATTTTTCTTTCATATCTTTCACACAATTTTGTGGAGCCCATTGCTGGGCTCCTATTTAATTATAAACTAGAACGGTACGTTCTCGTTTACTCTCTCTTCTACATCAGCTCTTGTTTGCACCGATCCTTTTTTTACATCACCAGCAAAACCTTTTGCACTTATGTACAAAGATTTATCTTTGGTTTCTAAAATTCGGTCTTGTGTTACTACCCAACCATACCAACTACCTTTATCATTTTTCTGTAGGTTAGATGATAAGTTGTATACAACACCATGCATTGGAGGAACTGCAAATCCACCTTTACCGTCA